GTTGATATTCCAGCTGCCCAAGTTCCCGTTGGCAAAGAACGCCAATTATCCGCCAGGGTCCGCAGTATATTGGCCGACGCTGGATTTAGCGGTAAAGGGCTGGAAGGGCTGGCAAAAAATGGAGGCGTTGCAGTTGATAGCCAGATTGCTTCTTTGCGCGAAGATCTTACAAGAGAGAAGCAAAGAGTTGCAGAAGAAGCCCAGCGCCAGGCCGCCCGCGTCCGTGATCTTCGATCAGAAGCCGACCTAAGAGCGGCGTTATGGGAGAACGAAAAGCAATCAATGCAGGCCGAAAAGGACAAAGATTTTGTCAAGAAAGCACGGCTTGATGGTGAGCGAAAGATGCTGGAGTTGGCCAACAAGCAAGCCGGTATCTGGGCGGGTGATCTACCAGTCCAAGAGAAGCGGCTGGCGCTGGCCGGCGGCGTCGTTGAAATGCAACGGCAGTCTTACCGCAACGTTCAGGACCTTGCCAGCGCTCAGGCCAAAACCGATAAAAAGCGGACGGAAGAATTAACCAATCAAGTAAAACTGATCTATGAACAAGCCGATGCCGCCGGCATCCTGGCCGACGAAACCCGCCGCTATTCCGAGCTCGCATTCGGCGGCCGGTTGCCTGATAGCACCTTCACAACCGGGATGGACCTGATGGGCAAAAACCAGCAGGATTCCAGGATCGGGATGGGTGCCATGGACGGCGTTAATTCCTGGCTCGATTCAGTTGGCACCATGCGCCAATCGTTCCAGAGCCTGGCGACTGATGGCATCGGCGGCTTGACGGATGCCCTAACGGAGTTGACCACCACGGGGACAACGAATTTCCGAGAGTTCACCGCTCAGATCCTGCGGGATACAACCCGGATCATCATCGCCCAGATGGTGCTCAGGCCACTGCTGGGCGCCATTGGCGGCGGCGGTGGCGGTGCGTTCAGTCCGCAGATCACGCTCCCCACCGCTGGCCCCGGCTGGGCGCCAGGGTTTGCCGAGGGCGGCATCAGCACCGGCCCGAGGTCCGGCTATGGCGCGATGCTGCACGGGACAGAGGCGATCGTGCCCCTGTCTCGTGGTCGGGCGATCCCGGTTCAGCTCTCAGGCGGCGGCGGCGGCGGGACTGCGGTGACCGTCAACGTCGATGCCAGAGGCACCCAGGCCAGCGGGGACAACAGCCGGAGCGAGGCCCTCGGGCGTGATCTATCCCAGGTGATCGATTCACGCCTAGCCCATCACCGCCGGCCCGGTGGCCTGCTGGCATGACCGCGACGCTCCCCAGTATCTATGTGCCCGCCGAACCGCTGACGGTTGAGCGGGCGCCACGGATCCGGCAGGGCCCTGCGGCTGACCAGCTGGAGCAGGGCGGCACCATTGGCCGCGCTCAGGACCTCCGCACCTGGCCCGGCCTGCGCTTCATCCTGCTCCCAGCTGATGGCGTGGCGCTCAGCGCGTTCCTGCAGGTCAGGGAGGCCGCCGGGGAGCCGTTCTACTGGACTCCGGTGAGCGACTCTCAGCGGCTGGTCCGGTGCCGAGAATGGCGCCTCAACCTGTCGAGCTGTGAGCACCATGAGGTCACAGCAAAATTTGAGGAGGTGGTGGCGTTGTGACGATCCCGGCGTTCCCGAACTACCGGCCGAACCTGCCGGCAGAACAGGCCATCAGCAGCCGCGCCCGACTGACGCAACTGGGCGATGGCCTGATTCAGGAGCGCCGCTGGGGGCTGAATCCCGTCCGCCCCACCTGGGACCTGCCGTTCGAGCTGTGGCCCACAGGTCGCGCTGAGGTGGAGGCATTCCTAGCAGCACGGGCGGCTGATGGGCAGCCGTTCAGCTGGACCGCACCGGGCGCTGCAGCGGCCACTGCATGGCGTTGCGATCGATGGACAGTGGATCAATTCAACGGCGGCCGGGTGATGCTTCAGGCCACGTTCCGGCGGGTGTTTGAGGTGTCGCCCCCTGAGCTGATAGCGGTGCCGTGTGGGGGGAATGTGATCACGATTATCACGCCACCGGCGGATCAGTTCATGGCCGCGTGGCTGAACGGTCGTGAGCTGACCGCGCCGGATCCATTGGTTCCGCTGCCTGATGATGGCTACTGGGCCGGTGATGCGCTCTATGACGCCTGGCAGGCAGCCGTAGGCAGCGCCGGCGAGGCCGCAGCATGGGCGGACTGGGTGGCGCAATATGACGCCGACTGGCTGGCCCTGGCAACTCCCAACGTGGTCGTTGGCACCTCCGGCGAGACGTTGCAATTCAGCGTCAGCGCAGTCAGCTCCAACGCGTCGCCGCTCGCCTATCAGTGGCAGGTGAGCCTCAACGATGGCGCCAGCTGGGCGAATATCAGCAACGGAGCAATCAGCGCAACAGCAGTCAGCGGGTGCAGCCCTACCGCCTCAACATGGGATCCCGGCTACAGCGGAGAGGGAGTTTACTTCAGTTCCTTTACATGCTCAGCGGCAACAATCACCGCCACCGTAAGCGGCGCCACAACCAATACGCTATCGATTACTAGAGTCTATGCGTTGAAGGAATACCTATTTGGGCTGATGGGATACAACGGCGCGAGTTATGTCTTTGCCCGTGTGGTAGTAAGCAGCACCGGCGCTAGTCCCGTCACCACAGCAGCCGCCTCCGCCATGATTTCCCCCGACTGATGACCCTGACCCCCGCCTATATCGCCGAGCTGGCTCAGCTGGCGCCATCCGCGATCGTGGAGCTATTCGAGTTGCACCTTTCGGCGGAGCTGCATGGCGCCTGCCAGATATACCGGTTTCACGCTGGGGTGAACGAACGCACAATCTCCGGCCATGTGGTGTGGGGCGGGGTCACCTACTACGCCTGGCCGATTGAAGCGGAAGGGTTCAGCTGGGAGGGAAAAGGAGCGCTGCCCCGGCCCAGGGTGCGGATCGGCAACGGCGGGGGCGTGATCTCTCAGGCGATGCTGGAGGTGCGGGCCACCTCAGGCGGCGACCTCACCGGCGCGAAGGTGGTTCGCATCCGCACCCTCAGGCGGTTCCTGGATGCGGTGAATTTCGAGGGCGGCAACGCCACCGCCGACCCATCCGCCAGCGCTCCGGCGGAGGTGTACTACATCGATCGGCTGAGCGGCGAGAGCGCCGACATTGTCGAGTTCGAGCTGGCGTCGGCGTTTGATCTGGCCGGTGTGCGGGTGCCAAAGCGGCAGGTCCTCGCCAGCACCTGCCAATGGCGCTACCGCCGTTGGACCGGCAGCGCCTGGGATTACTCCGGCGTTGATTGCCCCTATGCCGGCACCTCCTATTTCAACGAGGCAGACGGCGCGGTGGGGAGCGCTGCTCAGGATGTTTGCGGGAAACGCCTGACCAGCTGCGAGGCCCGGTTCGGTGCTGGCAGCGAGCTCCCATTCGGCGCATTCCCTGGCGCCGGTTCATCGTTCGGGGTCAATGGATGATCGATCAGGATGTGATCACGGTGGCGGCAGCATTCGCCGAGGCCCTGGACCCTCACGAGAGCTGTGGGCTGGTGATCAAAACTAACGGCCGTCAGACGTACTGGCCCTGCGGGAACATTGCCGACGATCCCGAGCGGGATTTCATCATCAACCCATCGGACTGGCGTCGGGCGTCCAGGGCCGGCACCATCGTCGCCGTGATCCATTCGCACACGACGACCCCGGCAGCGCCATCGCTGGCCGATCGGCTCGCCTGCAACGCCTCCAACCTGCCGTGGCTGATCATTCAGGCCCGCTCCGGTGAGGTGTGTCATCTGGCGCCTGAGGGCGGCCGCCCGCCGCTGATCGGTCGGCCGTGGGTGTGGGGCGTTGCCGACTGCTGGACGCTGGCCCGCGACTGGTACGGCGATCATGGGCTGTGGCTGCCGGATTTCCCGAGGCCCGCCACGCCTCAGCAATTCGAGGCGGCGCCAACGTTTGATCAGCACTGGCCCTCGGCCGGATTCGTCGAGGCCCTCCCCGGCCAGGCCATGCCGGGCGATCTACTGCTGATGGCGCTGCGCTCCACCGCCGGCCAGCTGAACCATTGCGCTGTGCTGGTTGACGGCGGCCTGATCCTGCACCACATCCGTGGTCGGCTATCGGGTCGGGAGCCGTATACAGAATGGTGGCAGCGGCAAACGGGACGAATACTCAGACATGCGGACTATCGAGCTGTACGGGCAATTGACGGACCACTGCGGGGGGCAGCAGTTCCGGGCGATGGTGCAATCGCCAACTGAAGCGGTGCGTTGGCTGCTGGCGAATTGGCCCGAGCTTGAGGCCCACATGATGGGTCAGTTCTATGAGGTGCGGGGTGATGGCGAGCCTCTGGAGCTGGAGCTGTTGCCATTCCCTGTGGCGGGCACCATCACGATCACCCCGGTTGTCAGTGGATCCGGAACGACCGGGCGGATCATTGCAGGTGTTGCGCTGATTGGCCTATCGCTGGCGGTGCCGGGGATGATGCTATTCGGCACCGCATTGAATACCCCCATCCTGGGCGTCGGCGCCTCTCTCGTGCTGGGCGGCGTGGCCCAGCTGCTCACCCCGACGCCACGGATTGATGAGGGGATCAAGGGCAACCCAAAGGTGGGCGCGTCCTACGTGTTCAGCGGGGTGACGAATACCAGCCGCCAGGGGGTGCCGGTGCCGGTCTGCATGGGTGAGCCGATCGTCGGCAGTGTGGTGATCTCAGCCGGGTTAAGCGTCGCATGATCATCTCAGGCTCTGGCGGGCAACAGGCAGCGACGGGCACCACCACGCCTAAGACTGCGAAAGATTCGCTCAATTCAACGCAATACATCCAGCTAATTGATCTAATCAGCGAAGGAGAGATCGAAGGCTTCCCGTCCGCCCGTGCCTATACCCGTGGCACGGCAGCCTATAACGTGGCACTGCTTAAGGATATTTTCCTGGATGGTACGTCAATCCTTAAGGCGTCGGCCAACCCTGAAGCGCCATCAGCAGATGATTACAACTTCCAGGATATAACAGTTGCGGTACGCTATGGAACCGCAGATCAAACCTATGTGCCGGGCTTTGAGGCGGTGCAGACTGAAGTGTCGGTCGGTGTCACTGTCACCAACGCCACGCCAGTCAGCCGCACGATCACCGATCTAGATACTGACGCGGTACGGGTCACGGTGTCATTCCCTCGGCTGGAAAAATATCTGGAAAACGGAGACATTCGGAAAGATGAAGTAAATTGGCAAGTGCATCTCAGCTATAACGGCGGCGCCTATTTTATGGCGGCACGTGATAGCGTCTATGGTCGCTCAGCTGACCCCTTCCAGCGAACGCTCACGGTGCCGCTATCTGGGACGTTCCCCGTGGGAGTGCGGGTGGTTCGGGAAACAATCGATCGGCCCTCCAGCGAGAAAGATCCCAGCGGTGATCGGCATTACGACGAGTTCAGTTGGTCCAGCTATACGGAACTGACCTACGCGAAGTTGAGTTATCCTCACTCGGCGCTGGTGTTTCTGCAGGCCCCGGCCAGCACGTTCACCACGGTTCCGGCGCGGTCGTATCGGATCCGAGCAATGAAGGTGGCGATTCCGAGCAATGCCACGGTGAGCGCTGCAGATGGCTCGCTGACGTTTGCCGGCGTCTGGAATGGGACGTTTTCCACCCCGCAATGGACGACCGATCCGGTCTGGCAGCTGTGGGATCTGCTGACGACCGCCAGGCACGGGACTGGTGATCACATCAGCGCCAGCGACCTAGACCGCTGGGCGTTCTATGCGGCATCGGTCTACGCCAATGGCCGGGTACCAACCGGAGTGGGCAGCGCCACAGAACCACGGTTTAGTTGTCACGTTGCGTTGCAATCAAGCACCGAAGCGTATAAGGCAATCAACGACTTGGCTTCAGTGTTTCGGGCAATGCCGTTCTGGCAATCAGGTGGAGTGAGCCTTGGCCAGGACCGGCCGGCAGATGCGGCGCATGTGTTCAATCAGTCGAACATCGGCGCGGAGGGGTTCACCTATTCCAATTCGAGCCGGACGCAGCGCCACACCGTCGCGGTCGTCAGCTGGTTCGATCGTGATCAGCAGGATGTGGCCTATGAGGTGATTGAGGACCGCGAGGGCATCGCCCGCTATGGCGCGATCGTCGCCAGTGTCGAGGGGTTTGGCTGCTGCTCTCAGAGTCAGGCCAGGCGGGTTGGGTTCATGTTGCTCGCCACGGAGAACAGCGAGACCGATGTGATGACATTCAAGGCCATAGCCAGCGCTGGCGTAGCGGTGCGGCCGGGGATGATCATTGCCACGGAGGACCAGCTGCACAGCTCTGGCGCCCGCCGTGGGGGGCGGATCGTGGGCGGCACTACCACCACCGTGGTTCTGGATACGCCTGTGGGATCACTGCCGGCGACGACCTCACCGGTAGCAATGGTGGCCCTCGCTGATGGCACCGTGGCCTCCCGCGCGGTGGTCGGCGCCTCGGGGTCCACCCTCACGCTTGCAAGCGCTCTGCCGGCTGTGCCGTTGGTGGCCGGTTGTTATATCTATTCGGATGCGTTCAGTCTGTGGCGGGTGCTAACCGTTGGCGAGCAGAACGGAGACGAGTACCCCATCACGGCGCTGCAATATAACCCGGCAAAATATGACTATGTGGAGCGCTACCTGCCGCTGGGCGGAACCAGACTGGCCACCACAGTGAACCGCTCGACACGGGTGGGCACCGCTCAGGTCCGGGTGGCACCGCAGCAGCTGGAGTCGTCCTACTCGCTGGTGAAATCCAGTCGGGTGGGCACCGCCAGGGTCGGCGTCACAGTGGCGGCAGCGGAGTCCACCTACAGCGGCCAGCGGTTCAGCAGGGTGGGAACTGCACAGGTCAGGGTGGCGGCTCAGGCCCTGAACTCCTCCGTAACCTGACCCCATGGCAACCGTCACCCCACTTGTATTCAGACCGTTTCTCCTGGCACTGGCCCAGAAGAAACACGACTTATCGGCCGATACCCTCAAGTGGCGGCTGACAAATACTGCACCCTCTCAAACCTCCGCCCTGGCGGCTGATGTAACCGGTGAGCTGGCAACGGGCGGCGGCTATACCGCTGGCGGTGGCACGTCCTCCATCGTCAGCCTGACCGAAAGCGCCGGCGTGTTGACGCTGATCCTGGGCGACCCGCCCACATGGACCGGCAGCGGATCAGGATTCGGTCCGTTTCGTTATGGCTATTTGATCAATGATACGGCTGCCAGTAAAAACCTAATCTGCTACTACGACCACGGCAGCAGCATCACGGTTGCATCAGGCCAGACCTATACGACCGACCTGGACCAGAGCCTAGGGATCCTGAAACTCACGCTGCTGTGATGCCATGGCTACATCGATGCCGGTGCCTATTGAGATCACATCCGTCCTAGTTGCTACTGGCCTGGGCCTATGCCTGGCCTGGGGGCGCCGCACCGCCGGCAATGAGGTGGTGAGCGCTCGCCTCACCGCCGGGCTGGAATCCATCACCGGCGAGCTGGTATTAATCCGCCAGGAGATGCGTGAGGACCGCAAAGAATCAAGCGTGGCCAATCAGCGATTGTTTGAGAGGATCACCGAGGTAGAGCGTGGCGTGATCGATCGCATCAGCGGTGTCGAGGCCCGCGTCAGCGTGCTGGAGGGTGACCGGTGAACAGTTGGTCCAGTCGTGTCGTCGGGGCGATCCTCAGACTCATCACAGCCCTGCTGATTGTGCTGTCGTCCGTGGTGATTGTTGAGGTCGTTCGCCATGACGGCCACCAGGCTGCAGCACTGGCAGCGCTGACCACATTCGGCACCAATGCCCTTTCATTCCTCGCCGGACTACTGGCCCAAGACCACCGCAAATCCGCCCCCTGAGCATGAGCAACAACGCACCAATTACGCTAGAGCAACTGTTCCGCTACTGGCGGGATCTGCCGCACCAACGGGCGGCAATTCCACTGCTGGAGGCTGACATCAGGCTGAAAGGATATGAGGTGGCGATGAGACGCGATCGGCCATGGTTCGAGGTTTGGAGCCAAGCCGGCAAACAACCAGCACCAGCAGACGCCGGCAGCTGGCTCAGGCTCACCGCCACGAGCCGCACGACTACCGATGGGCTGCGGGTGCTGTGGCTGGGGTACTGGCGCGGCGGTGTGGAGATCGACCACCTGGAGGTGGTCAGCGGCGCCCCTGGGCGGCAGGCGTTCAGGCTCGCAAGTGCCAGCAGGGCCGGCAGTCTGGAGCCGCTGCCAGAGGGGCTCTGGCGCGTTGGTGACGCCGCATGGGCGACAGGGGTGCGGGATGACTATTCGGGCAGCTGGGGGCCTGGCCTGGGGCCGGTGTCTATTCCGCTGGCGTTCGTCGGCCCCGGCCGGACGGAGCGGGGCAATATCGAGGTTCACATTGACTCCAACGCCCGAGCCGGCAGCCCCGGCACCGCCGGCTGCATTGGCCTATCGGGTGAGGGCGACTATCGCCGGCTGATGACCTGGCTCAGGGCGACGGATCCGAGGGATCTGTACGTCGATTGGAAGTTAGGGTCTTGTCCGAAGCCGTGACGCTGGCCCTGTTGGCCCGTCGACCATTCGTGCCAGACGGCACTCTGCTCGACTGCCTGGACCTGCTGCAGCTACTGGGTGCTCGGCTGGGCTGTCCCGACCCGCCACGCGTCACCACTGCTCAGCTCATGGCCCGGTGGTACTGCGACCAATCCACCGTCAGCCGGCGGATGCAGAGGCTCCAAGTTCATCAGCTGATCGATGCCAGCCTCTACCAGGGGCCCGGCGCCCATTGGGTTGTGCGCCGGGTGGGAGTTTTCGGCTAGAGTGATCTCACAGGTCCCCACCTGATTTTTGTTTCAAACCCCTGGGCCTCGATCGTTGGTAGCGATCGGGGCCTTTTGCTGTGAACAGCTCCCTAGCCTGCCAACGAGTGGCGCTCCGGCCCCGATCACCTCAACAGGTGGCCGGGGCCTTTCCATTGCTCAGACTGCCTCACCCCTCCCCTCCCACCTGCCCATGGGCCTAGCCCCCTGGATGATCTATTCCCCCACAGCTGAGCGTGCATTCGCCCTGGAGGCCGATCGCCGCGAGCTCAGGGCCATGTCACACGCCGAGCTGTTGGCAGCCGCCGAGCGGCTCACCATGCGCGACGCGATTCAGGATCAATTGCTCCGCCAGGCGATCGGGCGGATCCTCGAACTCGAATGCGTCCTGGCGGCTGACCTACAGCAACGCCAGTTGGGCCGTCGTCTCCCGTGGTTCCGCCGTCTCCCGTGGTGGCGCAATCGCTCGTGAGCGGGAGCGGTTTACCTCAACGGTGGGCACCTCCAGCAGAGGCGGCGCCGCCACCACCTCGAAGCTCTCCAGCAACGGTAACTCCCCCTGCGCTACGCCCCCCAGCCTGATTCGCACCGCCATCACTGCCCGAGCCAGCCGGCTGATCGCCTCCACCTGGGTCAGGCCCAGTAATCCGGCGATCTCCCCCGGCCCTACCGGCTCACCCGCCACCCCCCAACGCAGCTCCAATAGCTGCCGCTGCTGCGCCGGCAGTTCCTCCAGCACCGCCCGCAGTCGCTCCAGATCCGGCGATGGGTCATCCTCCCCCGGCGCTGCAACGGCGACGAGATCACCCAGCGTGGTGCCGCCGCCGTCATCGCCCACTAACTGATCCAAACTGGCAACCGGACGCCCCCGCGACTGGATCAAATCCAATTCAGCCAGATCGATCCGCAGCCGTTCCGCCAGTTCATCGCGTGTCGGCGCACGGCCCAGCTCCGCCGTCATGTCGGCCGTCGTGCGCCTCAGCCGGGCCGCCTGTGGCGCCAGCGTTTGCGGGGGCCTGATGCCGCTGTGCTCTGAGTTTTCGCAATGACGCATCAACGCCTGTCGGATCCAGGCGTAGGCGTAGGTCGTGAACCGATAGCCCCGCGCCGGGTCGAATTTCTCCGCCGCCCTGATCAATCCCATGTTCCCCGCCTGGATCAGGTCGGGCAGCGCCGAGGGCGCCACCCGTGAGCCGTAGCCCTGCGCCACGTTGGCAACTAGGCGCAGGTTGGATTCAACCATCCGATCCCTGGCCCGCCGGCCCCGCCGCTCAACCGGTGGTGGTGGTGGCGGCGGGTGATCCAGCCAAGCCCGCACAAGATGGCCCAGCTGGATTTCCTGGGCGGGCGTCAGCAACGGCCGGCGTCCGGCCTGATTGAGCCACCACTGGAGATCAGCCCTGACCATTGGCCCGATGTGCGGCGGTGAGCCGGAGCAATGGGAGGACGCTGCCCATCTGGATCTCAGGGTGGGTGCGGATCAACTCCCGCACTGCTCCAGAGATCGTGATCCGCCGCTGGGCGGCATAGCGCTCTACCCGTTGATACTCATCGGTTCGCATAAAGACTCCAAAGGATTTGTTAGTCATTCCTTGATCTTCGTTGCCCGAGCACGGATTGCAGCCCGCAACTCAGCTGCGCCGGCCTTATCAATGGCGCCATCGCCTAACAGCTGGGCGACACGCTGAGCGGCGCGGTCCAGGCCATCTGTGGTGGTGGTGGCGGCGATCGACTCCAGCCCCCGCGCCAGGGGGTCAGCGGGCTCAGGCTCGACCGGGGCCACCACCTCGGCCACCTCCACCACCTCCACCACTTCGGCCGGCAGCTCAGGCTCAGGCTCTGGAGCGATAGCAGCCACCGCCGCAGGGGCAGGTGCCGGCACCTCGGAGACAGTGACCGCCTCAATATCGACCGCCTCCTCCTGGGTGACCAGCCCCAGGCTGATCTCTGGGCAATACAACCGGACCCAGAATGCAGCGGCGCGATAGCGCAACATCAGTTCGGGCATGGCCTTCCATTTCGATCCTGATTTTGTGCTCCACCCCTCCGCCTGCGCCATCGCCATCGTGATGGCTGGCCCTTTCAATAGCTCCCCTGATTCTTTATCAGTGGCGTGGGCATAGCATGACGTTGGATTATCCTCCTGGTCAAATCTGAACCGAAGCGGGCTGAACCGACCTGAGGCGTTCACCGTGGCGATGAGAAATTGACTGCTCCAGCTGGGGCGGCCGTGGATGATATGCAGGTTCTGCATCACGATGAACGGAGAGAGGCCCATCCGGCCAGCCATCTCTAGCGCGATCAATGAGTTAGCCAACCCCTGCTGGCCCTGATACGCGGTGGGCACCAGTGTCGAGCTGCTGAGGGCTTTTGCCATCCGCTGGGCAGCATCGAATGCGGCGATGCCGGAGAACACCCGCATTGCGTCGTCAGTGGTCGCGAGTTGTGAGGTTGAGTCAGTCATCAAAACAGCTCGATTTCAGTAATTGCGGGAGCCTCGCCCCCAGATTTGCGCCATGCCGGTTCATCCCAACGCGCCTCGCCATAGCTGGGCCAATGCTGCTCAGCCTCCCAGCGGGCGATGCGCTCCAGCGCTTCCTGTCTGCGTTGCTGCCCCGCCTGGATTAGCTCAGGCGTCGCCACCATTAGGCAGCAATTATGCGGCGCTTCCCATTCGTAGGTGATCAGGCCCTGCTGGGTTGGCGTGCTGCCGTGGCGGTCCTCATAACCGAGGGAATAATGCGCTAGTTGCACGTCATAGGCCAATTGCCACGCCTGAGCAGCGGCCAGCCTGGGGTTGGCAGAGCGGGCCTTTTTCAGGTCCCACAGCCCACCCGAGGCGGTCTCCAGGTCGGGCAGATACCGATGCTGCTGGCCGGCATCATCCGCCCATAGATGAGGCTGCTGGCTGCTGGCAATTGCATCCCTCAGGATCGGCCCAATGTTCGGGTCATCGGCCAGTGTGTCCCGGATCGTGGAGGCCCGATCGTGCCAGTCGCGGGAGATGATCTCCCGACCGCTGGCCCGCATCTCGAACGCCTGCCACCACGTCTCACGATCCTGAGCATCGAGATAGCCGTCATGCGTTTTTGTGCCGGCCCTGCTATCGCGGCCATCCAGCAATTGCTTTGCGGTCGGCCGCCGTGGCGCATCGTCCGGCATGACAATATACAGGTCCAGGAAGTCGCCGGGCGTGCTGATCAATACGTCGCAGAGTGACCCCTGACGCATGAACTCAGACGGCACAAATGGCGCCCGATTAGGGTTGACGCAATGCGCCCAATAATCGCGGCCGGTGCCAGTAATGGCGCGTTTTAACCGGGACGAACTCACCGCCGGATGGCTGTGATAGTTTGCCCGTGTGAGCGGTTCTGTCATCGAAACTCAGCGGCCGGCAACGCGCCGACCTGCACGTGCAGCCTAATCGCTCACGATCGATTGCGTCAACCTGCAGCGCTCCAATCCGTGAGCGCTGCCCCCAGCGCCGCCGCTGTTATTTCATCAGGCATCGGCGCCCCATGGGCCACCTCAGCCGCCGCGCCCGCCAGCTCCTGGTCAAGCCCCGTCGCCCTGGCCATCGCCAGCAA